AAGACTCAGATGGGTTGGAGCGAAACCAATAAGGTAGAACACAGCGGCGCGTTGATGGTGATCGCGCCCTGGTTAAATCAACGCAAAATTGTTGATGTGTCAGAGCATATAGACACAGACGAACAGCAGAGCCTTGCTGGGCCTGATACACAATCGGATGCTATATCCGATAAACCGCCTGGCAGGCCTGTAATAGTACGCCGCGACCCTAAGAGAGTGAGAGCATCACGCGCCAACGCCAAGCTGGGCGGGGCTGCGCGGGCCGCACAGATAAAAAATGCTGCAGCGCACCCAGGGGCATCTGATCGGCAGGCGGGGGGTGTTAATTTTAATATGGCCGCCCCTACAAAAAATTCTGATTTATGAAGTGGTCTGAATACCAACCGCGCCCATTCGCGGCTGCCATGCATAACAGGGTAGGTAAGCGCTGGACCACCCTGGTCTGTCATCGCCGCGCAGGGAAAACAGTGAGTTGTGTGGTGGATCTCATTTTGGGCTGCCTAGAAACTGAAAAAGAGAATCCATCCTTCGGGTACTTCGCGCCCTACAGATCCCAGGCAAAGTCAGTGGCCTGGAATTATTTAAAAGAATTGAGCAGGGACTACTGGGCCAAGCCACCGAATGAGGCTGAATTGACAGTTTTCCTAAAAAGCGCTCATGGGACAGTAGGGCGAATTATCTGCGGCGGTACCGATAATTTAGATGCGCTCCGCGGAAATTACTACGATGGAATTGTGCTGGACGAGGTCGGTGATATGTCACCTTCAGCCTACTACTCAGTTTTGAGGCCTGCGTTAGCCGATAGGAAAGGGTGGGCCATTTTCGCAGGCACCCCTAAAGGCTACAACATGTTTTGGAATCTGCGCGAAGAGGCCAGATTAAATCCAAAGACCCACATGCTGGTAGAGGTGAAGGGCAGCGAGTCAGGGATTTTAGATGCTGACGAGTTGCGCGATGCCAAAGCCCAGATGACAGAAGATGCTTATCTGCGCGAATTTGAGTGCAGTTTTGATGCCTCTATTCCTGGGGCCATCTGGGCCAAGGATATTGGTAGGGCGTATGAAGAAGGGCGCGTCAAAGATTATCAGGCAACAGACGATATTGATTATTCAATCCCGATTGAATTAGTTGGTGACCTGGGATACACAGACTCCTGTAGTTGGTGGGGTTGGCAGACAGTCCCTGGCGGTTACAAATTGGTTTTATTTTATGAATCAAACAGCCAGCCTATTAGCCACTACATTGAATGGATCAAATCCTTGCCATTCAAAGTTAAACAAGTGTGGCTGCCGCATGACGCCAGGGCCAAGTCTTTGCAAACTGGGCGCTCCATCGTAGAGGCGTTTATTTCTTCGGGAATTATTCCGCAGATCGTAGTCAATATGGATATTTTGGATGGCCTAGAGCCTGCGCGTCAGAGTTAGCCCCTTTGCTATTTTGATGAGAAAGCAACCGCCGAGGGCATTGAGCATCTTCGCGGTTATTCGCGTGAGTGGGACGATAAGGCCCAGGTTTTTAAAAACAAACCAAAACACGACCACCACTCCCACGCCAGTGACTCCTTTAGATATTTGGCCCTTTGCGCTGCCAAAGTTAGTAAAAGCGCAGGCAATGTATTACTTGATAGCGAAACCCAGGCGCCACTTTTGCACTATGGGTTCTCTCTCGATGATATTTGGGACACCGCGCCCAAAGCAAACCTCAGAATTGGATAAAAAATGGAAAACGAAGAGTCATTAGAAATACAAAAGAATCCTAACAGCCCAGAAGGCATTGCAAGCCGCTGGCAAAAGGAGATTGCAGCAGCTGATAAAGAGCAGCTGAAATTTCATGAGGACTCCGAGAAAATTATTAAGGCGTATTTAGATAAGAGAGATACCCTTCAAGAGGGTGAATCTCGCGTCAATATGTTTTGGTCCACGATTGAAACGATGAAATCGTCTTTATATGTGCGTCCACCACAGGCCTCTGTAGCGCGTAATTATGTAGACCCTACAGACGATGTTGCGCGTGTCGCATCGATGATGTTAGAGCGCGTTTTAAATTCTGATAGCGAGGCCGATGGTTCTGATTTTGATTCTGCTAGTCGCGCAGGCATTGAAGATTGGCTCATTGTTGGTATGGGCCAGATGTGGATGCGTTATGAAGTAGAAACTGAGCAGCAAGAAGTGCCTGCAGTGACTGATCCAATGACTGGTATGGAGATTTCACCAGCAACTTCTGCAGAAGTAATTTCAGAAGAGAAAGTTGCAACTGATTATGTGTACTGGAAGGATTTCTTCTGGTCACCAGCGCGTACCTGGTCTGAAGTTCGCTGGGTAGCGCGTAGAGTTTGGCTTACTAAGAGCCAGGCTAAGCGCCGTTTCGGTGATGTGATCTCTGAACAACTCAATTTTGGTAAAACAAAACTCAAAAAAGGCAGCGCAGACTCCACTCCACAAAATGATCCTTGGGGTAAGGCTGAAATTTTTGAAATTTGGTGCCGCGAAGAGAAAAAAGCCTACTGGTATTCAAAAGGTGTTGATGTCATCTTGGATGTTAAGGATGATCCACTGCAATTAGAAGATTTTTGGCCATGTCCAAAGCCAATCATGATGAATGCTACTACCAGCAACTTCATGCCACGCGCTTTATACATTTTTGCTCAAGATCAGTTTGAAGAATTGAATAATTTGAATACGCGCATTCATTATTTGACTAAAGCAGCCAAAGTGGCGGGTGTTTACGACAAAACTGCAGAGGGTGTACAAAAGTTATTCACCCAGGGCGTTGAAAACAAATTGATTCCAGTAGAAAACTGGGCCATGTTCACTGAGCGCGGCGGCGTTAAGGGCGCGATGGAATTTATTCCTATTGAGCAGATCGCCAACACCATTGATCGCCTGCAAAGCTATATGCAAGTGAAGGTGCAGCAGATCTACGAAACACTAGGTATCTCTGACATCATGCGCGGTAGTTCAAAGGCCTCTGAAACTGCCACCGCGCAAAAAATTAAAGCGCAATTCGGTTCAGTGCGTCTTGATTACTATCAAAATGAGTTGGCCAGATGGGTTCGCGATGCTCTGCGTATTAAGGCTGAGATTATTGCTGAGCATTTTCAGCCAGAAACCATCATTGCGATGTCTAACATTCAATACACACCAGACGCGCCACTAGCTAATGATGCAGCTGCATTGATTAAGACACTATCTAAGACTCAGTACCGCATCAAAGTTGATAGCGATACTATGGCCGCGATTGATTGGGACGCAAGAAAGCAAGAGGCTACAGATACTTTATCTGCGATGGCCAACTTCTTCGCGCAAACCCAGGGCATCATCCAAACTGTTCCTAATTCTCTGCCAGTAGTTCTGCAGCTGATGCAAGCAATGGTTGGTATGGTCAAGGGCGCGGATTCAGTTGAAGGTATTTTGGATAACGCGATTGAGCAGTACAAACAATCACAGGCTAACCCACAGCCACCAGCACCTCCAACACCAATGCAGATTGCTGAATTGCAAAACACTCAAGCCCAGGCAGAAGAGCGCCACGCCAAAGCTGAGAAAGCAATGTCTGATGTCAATCTTCAAAATCTACAGATGGTTCAGATGACAGTTCCGCAGATGGCGCCAGGTATGCCGCCGCAGCAGCCACCAGCGCCGCCGCAGCAGCCACCACAAGGTATGCCAATGCAACCTCCAGGAATGCCACAGTAATGCCAACTTATCTTTATCACTGCGACCACTGCAATACCCACTTTGATCGGTATTGCAGTATCGCGGAGTATTCAAAAGATCCAGTTGCAAAACACTGCAACAAGAAAGCGCGAAGAGTAATCCAGGCGCCGATGATTGCACCGAGTGAGGCCTGGAGCAATGCAGTAGCAACAGACGGCACTGACATTAGCAGCAAATCAAAACAAAAGGCGTACATGGCCAAAAATGACCTGGTTCCGTATGAACCAGGCATGTTTGATGCCAATATAAAAAAACGCGAAGAGCATTACAAGACTGGCGGGGACCACCAAGCCCGCAAAGAAGTTATTAAAGAAATCGTAAATTCAAAGGTGGGTTAAATGGATGATGAATTAAGCCTCAAGCAGGCAACACTCAATATATTGCGCGGCCTGGGTAATCGGCAGCAGTGGCAAGAAACCGCAGAAGGCATGGGCCGCGTTCAAAGAGCGCTGCCTGGTGTTGCTGAAAGTTTGGGCCGCGGCGCAATTGCTCAAATTCCTGGCACACCTGGTGACCTGGAGTCACTTGGCCGTACTGGCATTAACTGGGCAGCTGGTCGCGATGTCGTAAACCCAGAATCATTCTTGCCAACTACGGCAGATATTTTGCGCAAAGTACCGCGCATGACTGCGGACCACGAAGGTAGCGCCGACATGGAAATGGTTGGTGGCTTAATTGCCCCTGGTATGGGTGGTGTTTTAAAAGATGTTGCAAAAGCTACTGAAGGTCTGCCAGTTGGCCTGTCAATTAAAGATGTATCTGGCGCAGCCAAACGCGGCGCACCACGATTCTCAATTGCCCCTGCACAAGCAGAAGATGCGACTGGATTGCGTGACACGATTGCATCACAGATGGGCGAGGGCCAGGTGTCTATCAAGACATTGACTGAAGCTTTTGATAAAGCAATTGGTTATCACAATACATTGTCACCAATGGATCGCGCAGCCAATGTGCAACGCGCTAACGCAGCACTAGCAGAGCATTTAGGTATTGATGCAACTGGTATGACAAAGCCACTTCTAGGTAAAAATGCCAAGTTGATGAAGTCAGAAGCTGGTTACGATGGCGGCGTACCGATTGAATTACCAGATGGCCGCGGAGTAGAAACTACTGGCCTTGCATTATCTCCAGCATATGAAGAGGGTAAATTCAAAATGTGCCCTAACTCTGCCAGCTGCGCAGCTGAGTGCCTGGGCAATACTTCTGGAAAATTCTTTAAGCTTGGCGGCGGTGTTGATCTTGATTCATTCAAAGGCCCACGCCTTAATAGTTTAAATAAAACATTGGCCATGATGCGCGACCCTGAGAATTTTGCAGTGAAGTTGCACGATGAGATTGACGCGGCCAGGATTATGGCAGCGCGTAACGGCAACCACTTAGGTGTGCGCTTGAATACTCTTTCTGACATCAACCCACGCGTACACAAATCGATTATTGAGTCGTTCCCAGATGTGTCTTTCTATGACTACACCAAGAACAACACAGACCCAATCGCGCCCAATCATCATTACACCTACTCATCTACTGGCGTAAGCCAAGATGGTGTAGTGAATGAAAATCAAAACTGGAAACAGATGCGCCGCCGTTTGGATGAGGGCAGCAATGTGGCGATGGCATTTAGTCATAAAGAGCATCTTCCATCTTGGGTACATGATGAAGAGTCTGGTAAGCGCTACGCAGTGATCAATGGTGATACTCATGACTTTAGGCCTTTAGATATTCAGCCAGAAGGCGCCGATGGTGTAGTGATTGGTCTTAAAAACAAGAAAGCAACTGGTACAGTGGATAACGCCCATGTAGAGTCTGGCGGTTTCTTCGTCAAACACGATCCACAGGCAAAACGGACCGCAAAAGGCACTTATGAGCGCGGCGAATCGCCTGGCATTGGACCATCTGGAAAACCATTACTAGGGCCGACAATTCCAACTAATGACACAGTTATCATTAAAAACCAGGGCACTAGACAAATCCCAATAGGAGTATCGACAGATGAGTAAGAAATTAAAGGTAGATCACTTCTACCAACAATTCCATAACGAAGAGCATCACGACCAGGAAAATGAGTGTACGACTTTCTCTCATCACCTGGCACCAGAGGGCCACCCAATTGGGCAGCCCCTGGACTTCAATACCCTGCGCAAACCTCACGCCAGGGCGGCAGAGCATCAACTACTGAATAAGGCTGATACAGCTAAAGAAGCAGTAGATAAAGCAGCAGTATTAGCAACATTAAGAAAAAAGACCTCATAACACCACCACTCGGAGCAACCCATGTCAGACCTAAGAACAGCATTAGAAGAAGCGCTTGATAAGACGCCACTAGATACGGCGGCAGAGTCCGTCACGACTGCAGAGCCGCCAGAGCCTAGTACCGAATCTCTAGACGAGGGACTTGAGCAAGGCAGCGATGCTGGGATTTCTGCCGCCCCTACCATTGAGAATTCAGAAACACCTGGTGATTTAAACGCAGCAGCCGAAGCAGAAGGCCGAAAACGCGATGCCCAGGGCAAATTTGCTCCTAATGATCCAAAACCACCAGAAGAGGGCGGTATTATTGCCGCGCCCAAGGCTGGTGAGCCTCCAAAACAGCCTAATATCGGTGACAAAGCACCTAATTCCTGGAAACCAGAGATTAGGGCAGAGTGGGACAAGCTGCCTGAGTCAGTGCGCCAGACTGTGGCCACCAGGGAGCGCCAGATTCAGCAAGTATTAAACGAAACAGCAGAGGCCAGGAAGTTTGCCGAGGCTGTATCTAAGACAATCCAGCCGTACCAGGCAATGCTCCAGGCTGAGGGCATGCATCCAATTGGCATGGTCCAGGATTTATTGCAAACCGCCCAGGCGCTGCGCACATCACCCCCAGAGCATAAGGCTCAGCTGGTGGCTGCCATCGTTGGTAAGTTTGGTATTGACATCAATATGCTAGATCGCGCCTTATCTGGCCAAAATGTCCAGGTTGATCCAGTGCAAAACCAGGTAAACACCCTGGTACAGCAGCAGCTGGCTCCAATCCAGCAGCAGCTGCAACAATTTCAGAATATGCAATATCAGCAGCAATATGCTGCAGCGCAGCAAACTACCCAGGAAGTCGAGAATTTCATCAATTCTCAGCCATATGGAAATGATGTAAGGGCAGCAATGGCCGACATTATTGAGGTCGGTATGCGCCAGGGCAGGGATATATCCATCCAGGAGGCTTATGAAGTTGCTTGTTATGCAGATCCTGGTATCCGCGGACTCATGATGCAGCAGCAACAAACTGCGCAGCTGCAAAATCGCGCCCAGGCAGCTGCCAAAGCAAAGACTGCAGCGGTATCTTTAAGCGGCGCTCCGTCAGCTGGCAATGATGCAGTAGGACAAGCTGATTCTGTGAGAGCAGCTATTGAGCATGCTCTATCTAGAACTGCGCGTTAAGCATTGAGAAAATAGAAAGATTGTTTCCAACAAAGCAATCTTTCTATATAATTAGCAAAACCGAAGTTTGGTTTTATGTTGTGCCGAAGGACTAAAGCCAACCGACTCCAGGACCAGCAGCAGCTGACCACCTTACCCAATCGGACTACTGATTGCCAAAGGTACAGACATCTTGAATTTTCAATTTCAATTTATCTGATTAGGAGTTTTAACCATGTTTGCAAATACTTCAGTTAGCGACATCATCGCAACTACTATCGAATCCCGCAGCCGTAAGATTGCGGACAATGTCACAAAAAATAACGCCCTCTTAGAGCGCCTCCAGAGCCGCGGCAATGTTCGCACTGTATCTGGCGGTACAAAGATCTATGAAGAGTTGTCATTCGCTCAGAATGGTAATGTGGGTTTCTACTCTGGCTACGACTTGTTGCCAGTTGCCGCGCAAGATGTAATCTCTGCAGCTGAATTCCAGATCAAGCAATTGGCTTGCCCTGTAATTATCTCTGGCTTAGAGCAATTACAAAACAGCGGTAAAGAGGCTTTCATTGACTTGCTAGAGGCTCGCGTTGCTGTAGCTGAATCCACAATGGCTAACACCCTTGCTGGTTCTATCTACTCAGACGGCACAGGCTCAGGCGGTAAGGAAGTAACTGGCTTGAACGCAGCTGTTCCAGTAAACGCAGATGTTGGCGTGTATGGCGGCATCGATAGAGCTACTTTTTCCTTCTGGAGATCTAAGACTGCTGATGTGAAAAACTATGCAGCTGCAACTACTGGCGCAGGCCCTGTAACTTCAGCATTGAATGCATTGTGGACACAATTGGTTCGCGGCGCTGATCGTCCTGACCTCATCGTTATGGACTCAGTAATGTGGACTAACTACTTAGCTGAATTGCAAGCACAACAGCGCTTCACTTCATCTTCTTCAGCCACTTCTGGTTTCGCAACAATCAAGTTTATGGATTGCGATGTTGTATTGGATGGCGGTATCGGCGGCTTCTGCCCACCTAAGACTGCATTCATGCTCAACACCAAATACTTGTCATTCCGTCCACACGCAGATCGCAACATGGTGCCATTGTCACCAGGTAAGCGCACTGCAATCAACCAAGATGCTGAAGTACAAATCTTGGCATGGGCTGGTCAGATGACTTGTCGCGGTGCGCAATTCCAGGGTCGTTTAACAGACACCCGCGCCTAATTGCTTCGGGTGGTGAGGCAACCTTGAGGACAGTACCAGACAGGCAACTGCGCGGTATTGTCCTCACCTTTTTACCTAGGAGATAGATATGGCAACAGGAATCCCAGGATCTTTCGCAGATCCAAATGTAGAAGTAGGCGGTGCATCTTCTGGTATTGGTTTTGGTACCAATGCAGTTTATGCAAGCGCAGCGGATTGCCCAATGGGTGATGCGCAAGGCAAAGCGGTTGGTGTTCACACCATCGGTGAGCCAGAGAGCAGCGAAGGCCGCAAGGCTTACTGCTTACCAGGTGATCCAACACAAGTGTTGGTTATCAAAGAAGCAGAGCAAGACACAGCTGACGGCGAGAGCCTTGGCAATCGTCCTCTTAACGGCAAACCAGTGACTAACGAAACTGGCGTGACTGTTAAAGAAGGTAGTTTTGTAATCGGCATCAACGCGCTGTAATCAGTACCCAGCCCACTAACCTGGGCTGGTTTTTTATTAACCAAAAATAGGATTAAATCCAAATGCAAACCACCCAAATGCAGAGTATTTCAGCCTTACCTGATATTGATTATGTAACTGGCAATGAGCGATTCGCTAATGCCAATCAAATCTTCAAACAGTTTTCACTCATGACAGTGAAAGATGAGATCGCCTCCGAAGAGGCTGGCCGTCCAATCTTTCGCGATGCTGAGTATGTATCCATGATGATCCCTGGTGAGCGCACTCTTCAAGTAATGCGCGAAGTAGATTCAGAAATTCGTCAGCGCTTTCCACGCGAATACGCAGCCTTTAAAGCTGGTGTAGCAGAGCAGATTAGCGGCACACCAATTGGCATGCTGCCTGGTATCACAGCTGCTCGCGCTAAAGAGTACGAATACTTAGGTTTTAAAACAGTTGAAATGTTGGCCAATGCGTCTGACTCAAATTCATTTATGGGTTTCCAGGCTGACAAAAAGAGAGCGATTGCCTACCTGGCGATTGCTGAAGGTAAATCAATTGAAGCTATTGACCAAAAACTCACAGCAGAAAACGAAGCAATGAAGCAGACCATCGCTGACATGCAGGCCAAGCTGGAGAAAATGGCAAAGGCTAAATAAGGAGCATTAAATGATCTTCGGGAAAGCAGCGCCTACTGGGTCGGTTGTACCAAGCTACAACATTACAAGGTACGAAAGCCTTGCAGATGTAGCTAATGAATTAGCCAGCGCAGTTGGCCTACCAGCATCTTCTGATGTGGTGGGTAGCACTGACCCGAAGATGATTCAGTTGATTTATGTAATCAATGCTGCAGCTACCGATATGATCGGTATGCGTCAGTGGTCGATGCTCAATCGTGAGGCATCTGTCACTATCGTTGCAGAGTACCCAGGCCAGCAAGAGATCGCAGTACCACTACCAGTAGACTTTGATCAATTCGTTAGCCAGACTCTTAATAACTCAACTACACAAGTAGCTGGCAAACCATCACTCCCACAAGAGTGGCAAGCACTAAAAACACTGTGGCCTGGAGCGACAGTAAACACAATGTGGCGTGTTCGCGGTGGACATATTCTTTTCTTGTATCCACCAGAAACACCACAAACATTCACATACGAATATCAATCTATTGCATGGTGCAGCGATGCAGACATGCCAAGCCAATTTAAGAATGTCGCAAACAAAAACGGCGATAAGATTCTTTTGGATGGTTACTTAGTAGCGCTACTCGCAAAAGCTAAATGGCTAGAGATCAATAAGTTTGATTCATCTGCAGCGATGCGCGACTTCTTGCGTCAATACGATCTGCGCGTAGACAATCAATCAGCTGCTCCAGTTTTAGGTATGGTGAGTCGCGATGATTTCGGTTTAGGCTTTCCTGGTGTTATGTCAGTTGCAGCAGGCGGTAGCGGCGGCACTGGTGAGCAAGGCCCTCCTGGCCCTCCAGGACCACGCGGTGGTGTTGGCCCTAAAGGTGATCCTGGTGATGTTGGCCCCGCTGGACCAGAAGGTCCAGAAGGTCCGCAGGGAGAAAAGGGAGATCAAGGTGAGCGGGGCGGTGAAGCTGGCGCAGTTGTTGTATCTCCAGAGCCACCGACAGATCCAGCCGATGGTCAAACATGGTTAGAGTCTGACTCTGGCAAAACCTATATCTGGTATGTAAATCCTGATGGCGTTGGTCAATGGATTTCTATCTACACTGCTGGTGAAAAAGGCGACCAAGGTGAGCCTGGTCCAGTAGGTCCAGAAGGTCCTTCTGGCGGTCCAAAGGGTGATCCTGGTCCTATCGGACCTCAAGGGTTGCCTGGCCCACAGGGTCCCCAGGGCGCACAAGGAAACGGCTTACAGCCAATGGGTGATCTAGCATCACCTGACTTGCTGCCAACTGAAGGCAACAAAGCTGGTGACTTGTATCTCATTGAAAAAGAAATGTGGATCTGGAATGCCGATAAGTTGGAATGGGTCAATATGGGTCGTGCTGAAGGCGCACAAGGTGAGCCTGGACCTCAAGGACCAGTTGGTCCACAAGGTCCTGCAGGGCAAGACGGATCTGGAGCAACTCCAGACTTAACACCTTATGCACTCATCACTGATGTTGATGCGAAAGATGCTGCAATTCTAGCGGCTGCACTTGCTGCTGATGTAATTGTCTGGGACGAAACAAACCAAAGATACAGCCTAAATCAGTCATTGATGGTGACTGGTTATGTATCGGCAACTGGTAATGCTGTAGGTCAAACAGCAATAGTAGCTGGACCATCTAGTGGCACTAACTTCAAAATCCTACCAACTGGTAAGGCATCACAAAACGGCGCAACTGCAGAGTCAATCATTTTGCAATCAATGCTGGATGCTGCAATCGCTGGTGTTGCATCAACTCCAGGCCCTGCAGGTGCTGACGGCGCTCCAGGTGCAGATGGTGCGCAAGGACCACAAGGTCCACAAGGTGAGCCTGGC